TGCTGGTCAAACAGTAATGTATCCTCACATACACATGATACCAAGACGTAAAGGGGATATGGAAGACCCTCGTGGCGGGGTTCGTCACGTTATACCTAGTAAAGGAAATTATAAAAATGCAAGTAAGAGCTAATCCAGAAGGAAAAATTGGAACTTGTGGTTGCGGTCGTAGCCCCACTGGAGATTGTATAGGTTGGCACGGATTAAGTGAAGAGCAATATCAAGCCAAGCAAGCCGAGTGGGATTTAAACGAATATAAAAAACAAGCACAGGAAATGTGGAATGACAGTTGCACTAGCAACAGATCAGCATAAGATCTGTATTCTTTGGGATAATCAAAACGGGTTTTGGTGGAACGAAACCTGTGCTATGGTCTTGGAAGTATTTGGACTTCCTGGAAATCGATATACTAGTCACCCAGAACAAGATTCAATGACTTTTATTTTTAAATCACTAAGGGACGCTGACTTATGTCGAATCTTATTGTCGGAAAGATTATAATTTTAATCTTGCTGATTTTTACTATTTTTCTTCTAATGGGTATAAACGAAGAAAGATCCAAAGTCTACGATTGCGGTATGGCAGAGTGGCATCCCGATATTCCTGCCCGTGTTAAAGAAGAATGTAGACAACTTCGCAGAGAAGAAATACGTAAAAATCAAGAAAACGGACAAACTAATTTATATAGAACATGATTAATTTTTGTTTAGAAATTGCCAGTCCTTGGAGTTGGGATTATTTTCGTAACCTTGGTTGTCTTCACGGACAAATTTCTAAAAACAAATTTTGGGAATTAGAGCATACTTATTACAGCAATCAATTATTGGATGTTGAATTTAAATTCGCTACCAAGGGAGATCATGCTGGATTAGAATTTGTTTTAGGTGTGTTAGGTTACGGAATAGCATTTCGAATTTATGATAATCGCCATTGGGATTCTGAACTTAATAGTTGGTATACCTACGATGAAAACGGCAATGTAATTATTGACAAAAACCTAAATAAACCTATATAATAAAACATAGACATCCACGTCTATAACTCGGAGAATTACAATGACAGAAAAATTTAAACCAGACCCAATAATTAATCATAAGATCGATAAAGACTTTGTAAAAGACGAATATCAACCTTTGGGCAAAGAAGTATTTGTTAAAGCCGCAGACATGATGTCTGATAAAGGTTACAAAGAAGCGTACTTGGGCGATACTATTCGCTTTAAGATGAAACGTGATAACAAGCGTTTCTGGGCAGGCGATAACATCAGCGACTATGTTAGCGAACAAGATAAAGAACGGTTAATCGACGAAGCAACAGAAGCATTTGAAACAGTGCTCGATCGTTTACTAATTGACAGAGAAAACGATCCTAACAGCAAAGGCACAGCACGTCGTCTTGCTAAAATGTACTTTAATGAAATAATGGCAGGAAGATATGAACCATCACCAGACGCAACCGCGTTCCCAAATGATTCGGAAGACCGCTACGAAGGTATGTTGGTTGTTCGTAGTGAGCTTCGCAGTATGTGTAGCCATCATCACCAACCCGTTAGTGGCGTTGCTTATATTGGTATTATTGCGGCTCAGAAACTCATCGGACTTAGCAAGTATACAAGGATCGCTCAGTGGTGTGCCCGTCGAGGTACTCTCCAGGAGGAACTTGCTAATGACATTGCTAGGGAAATCGAGAAGGCCACAGGAGCCAAAGATCTAGGCGTTTATATTCAAGCAGTACACGGTTGCTGTGAGAATCGTGGTATCATGGCACATAGCAGTTTGACACAGACTACAGTGCTTAAAGGTGCGTTTAAAGAAGATGGTAATACAAAGAAAGAATTCTTTGATAACATTAAATTACAACAGGAGTTTGCCCCAAGATGACAACCGCTAAAGATTTAACCGATCAATTAATTAATCGTGCTAAAAATTTAAAAGAATTTGTAGTAGAACGTGAATTTGACCGTATCCCGGCAGGGGTTATTCGATTTAATATTCAACACACAGTTGGGTCTCCTGCTAGAATTTTTGTTCCTGCTCTTACACAAGATGAAGCAGAATCTATGGTCAATGAGTGGTTTGAAGAGGATGTAGAATGAATTGGTTTAAAAAAATGGTAGTCCGCTGGGTGCGTGACGATTGGGAAAATGCTAATAAAGTTAGTTGTGGCGAAGTGCTAGTTGCCAGCCGAGATGTCGAATCAGTATCAGATTCTGACCCTATTCTAAATTTTAGAGTGTTTAGTGCTGTAGGTGGAAAGATTGTAGAGTTTAGACATTATGATCGTCAACGAGATCGTAATTTTAATCAAACCTATATCATTACCAATGATCAAGATTTTGGCGATCGTATTGCTAAAATCGCAACAATGGAAATATTAAAACAATGAGTAAAATAAAAATAGCAGAATTATTTTACAGCATACAAGGTGAAGGACGTTATATGGGCGTTCCTTCCGTTTTCTTACGTACCTTTGGCTGTAACTTTAAATGTAGTGGATTTGGTTTGCCTAAAGGTCAGGCAAGTACAGAAGTAGAAGCCATTGCCGCACGTATTAGCGAATTTAAAAAATATGAAGAACTTCCGTTAGTTACTACAGGTTGTGATAGTTACGCAAGTTGGGATCCAAGATTTAAAGATCTTAGTCCCATGTTAGAAAGCAATGCTATCGTAGATCGTATTACGGAGATACTACCGCACGGACATTGGGAAGATGAGCATCTAGTTATCACAGGCGGTGATCCATTGCTAGGTTGGCAACGTGCTTATCCTGATTTGTTAAGTCATCCTAAAATGGCAGGACTAAAAGAAATTACATTTGAAACAAATGGTACTCAAAAGTTAAGTTCAGAATTTAAAGATTATCTAATACAATGGCAAATGCCAGAATTAGATTATCATAAAGAAATTACATTTAGTGTTAGTGCTAAATTAAGTTGCTCAGGCGAAGAACGTAATGAAGCAATTCAACCTGACGTTATTTGCGAATATCAAGAAGTTGGTCATACATATCTTAAATTTGTAGTTGCTACAGAAGAAGATGCCGAAGAAGCATTAGAGACATTAGATGTGTATCGAGAAAATGGTTTTACTGGATCTTGTTATCTTATGCCCGTAGGCGGTGTTGAATCAGTTTATACTCTGAATAATCGTAGAGTTGCTGAACTAGCAATGAAAAACGGTTTAAGATATAGTGATAGACTACAAGTTCCACTATTTAAAAATGAATGGGGGACATAATGAAAGATTGGCTTAAAAAAATTACTGGGATTAAAAAACTAGAAGAAGAAAAAGAACAACTAGTTGTCGAAACAGCATTGGCTAAAACTAGAGCAGAGGCTGCTAAAAAAGAAGAAGAATTGGCAAAGATGTCTCCAAAAGAGCGTGCCACTGCCTTAGGAGAACCCTATGTGGCCGTTTTGGAAACTCATGTCAATAAGGAAAATTTACGCAACGGATTTTTTGAGCTTGACTGGAATGAACAATTCGTGCTACAATTAAAGCAAGAAGGTTATGGTTTTGAGGGAGATCCCGAAGAACAGATTGTAGATCGTTGGTTTCGAACACTGTGTAAGGACGTAGCCGACGAAGAGGGTATTGATATGACTGACCGAACAGGTGGATATATCAATGTTAAAAAACTAGCCGAAGGTAAATCAGAAGTCTCATGACATATATTTTAGTTGATACTGCTAACACATTCTTCCGTGCCCGTCACGTCATTAAAGGTGACGCTGACACTAAACTGGGCATGGCTTTTCATATTACACTAAACAGTATCAAAAAAGCGTGGCAAGATTTTGGAGGCACTCATGTGGTATTCTGTTTAGAAGGACGGTCTTGGCGCAAAGACTATTATGCTCCTTATAAACGCAATCGCAGTGATGCTCGAGCCGCTTTAACTCCCAAAGAACAAGAAGAAGATCAATTGTTCTGGGAAAGTTTTGACAAGTTTAAAGAATTTATTGTTGAAAAAACTAACTGTACAGTATTACAACATCAAGAATTAGAAGCAGATGATTTAATCGCAGGGTGGATACAGAGTCACCCTGATTCAAAGCACGTTATTATTAGTACAGACAGTGATTTTGTACAGTTAATTGCCCCTAACGTAAGCCAATATAATGGTGTTATGGAACATCATATTACACACGAAGGTATAGTTGATAAAAAAGGTAATCGTGTTTTAGACAATAAAACTAAAGAACCTAAAGCAGTTCCTAATCCAGAATGGTTACTTTTTGAAAAATGTATTCGTGGCGATAGCAGTGATAACGTTTTTAGTGCCTTTCCTAAAGTTCGTAAAAACAAACTTGAAGAAGCATTTAAAGATCGTCAAAATAAAGGCTTTGCTTGGAACAATCTCATGTTGCAACGTTGGGTTGATCATAACGGTGAAGAACATCGTGTATTAGAAGATTACGAACGCAACAGACAGTTAATTGATTTAACACAACAACCAGATGATGTTAAAAGTAAAATTTTTGGCACCATTAAAGAAAATATCGATAAAGAAAAAAATGTCAGTCAAGTTGGAATTCGACTGCTTAAATTTTGTCAACTTTACGATTTAAAAAAGATTTCTGAACAGGCGCAACAATACGCCGAACCACTTAATGCGAGGTATCATCAATGACCGAATTACATGCCAAACCAGTAGTAGATGGAAAATTTTGGATTGTCGAAGATCAGGGAAACAAAGTAGGTATTTTAAAAGTTACTGAACAAAAGAAATATGTCTTTAGTAGTAAAGACAATATTACTACATTTGATAATAAGAAAAAACTTTTTGAAACATTTGGCACAAATTTTTTTGTAAAAGAACAAATTCAAAAATCTGTTGTCGTTGATAAAACAGTTCACGACTATCCTACTAGTTCAATTCCGCATAATCCATTGTATGATGTAAAAAGACATTTACCACTCTTTACTAAGAGTAATAAATCTAAATCTGTTTATTGTGCTGGATATTATATTATTCGTTTTGATAAAGGTTGGGTCAAAAGTTTTTGTCCTAAATTAATTACTGTTGAACGATATCAATATCAAGGACCATTTAAAACAGAATTAGAAATGAAACAAAGGTTAAGTAATGTCTCAAAATAATATCAATACCGCAGTTTTACAACAGGTGATATCTGCGATTAAGGCCGCAGATATGAGTAACCAACGAGAAGTAAGATTGGATATTACTACGGCTAAAAATTTATCTTATACACTAGGACTAGTTATGACTAGATTAGCCGGTAATTACGAAAACCTTATTTTAAATATACAAAAAGAAGAAAAAGACACTGTAGTTAAAGTAGAAATGGACGGAGGCAGTTGGAATAAATCCGAATAAATTTGGATAAATATATACGTATATAATTGAGGAATACGTATGAGTCGACCTAAGCCAACTGTAGTACTAGAAAACATTAATAAGAAAAATTTTAAGAGCGATCAAATATTAGAAGCAGAAGCCATTTGGGCAGTCTTTTATGATGGAAAACCTTTTAATTTAAAAAGCCAAAATAGTCTTGGTGGATACTCTGGTAGCAAATATAAAAAGGTATCTTTCTCAAATCCTGGACACGCACACAATTTGGCTAAAAAATTAAACACAATGTTCAATACCAAAAACTTTTCCGTTTATAAATTGACTACAGGTGAAGAAATTAAGTAATGGACAAAAGAGCCTATACTAAAATTTTTATACAAACTGCTGGCGAGGCTCTCAGCGAAGAAAATATAAAAATTAAAACAAGACTGTGGTGGAAAAACAACAGATCTAATTTTAATCACAGTTTGCGTCTTACAGATCAAGGTCTAGAGTTTTTAACTAAAATTTTGGATATCAAAACATACGAAGTTCCTTTTCCCCCCGACTTAGATTTAAAACCTCAAGTATTATTATATTTGGACAAGTTTATTGACTGTCCATATCACTTAACCGAAGATGCTATTATAGTACTCAGCGAGCGCAAGGCCGTTGAACTCCATTTGTTTGCTGGTGATGTTCGAAAATATGGCATTATCAAAGCAATGAAACGAGAACATCCAAAACCTCTAAAAGAGCAGTAAAAGTCCAAAATTCTTGTTGACAGAATCGCGGAGCGAGCTTATACTAATGATACTGCGAAACTTATTAACACACAGGAGCAAGTATGTCTAAAGCAGAAGTCATTAATCGTCAAGTTAGCCCAAATGGTGCTAAAAATGCTGTACGTAAAGCATTTAAAAAGAAACGTCCATTGTTTCTTTGGGGGCCTCCAGGTATTGGTAAATCTGATATCATTCACCAAATTGGTGAAGAACTCAATGCTCATGTAATTGATATCCGTTTGAGTCTTTGGGAACCTACTGACATTAAGGGTATCCCTTATTTTGATTCTGTACAAAAAACAATGGTTTGGGGACAACCTAGCGAACTTCCTACAGAGACGTTTGCCAAAAATTTCCCCCACGTAATTTTGTTCTTAGACGAAATGAACTCTGCGGCGCCTAGTGTACAAGCGGCGGCTTATCAACTTATTTTGAATCGACGTGTTGGACAGTATCGTCTGCCCGATAATGTTCTTATCGTTGCCGCTGGTAACCGTGAAGCAGATAAAGGCGTTACTTATCGTATGCCTGCTCCGTTGGCTAACCGTTTTGTTCACTTGGAAATGCGTGTAGACTTTGATGACTGGGCACAGTGGGCTACCGATAACCGTGTACACAAGGATGTAGTTGGTTACTGTACTTTTGCCAAAAAAGATCTCTACGACTTTGATCCAAAAAGTTCAAGCCGTGCGTTTGCTACTCCTCGTTCTTGGTCATTTGTCAGCGAACTGTTGGAAGACGATGACACCGACGAAAGCACACTAACCGATCTTATCTCAGGTGCCGTTGGTGAAGGGTTGGCTATTAAGTTTATGGCTCACCGTAAAGTTTCGTCTAAACTGCCAAAGCCAGAAGATATTTTGGCAGGTAAAGTTAAGAAAATGGACACTAAAGAAATTAGTGCTATGTACTCGTTGACTGTTAGTCTGTGCTACGAAC